GAAGACGCATTAGACCAACTCAAAGCTGAATTTGATGCCATGTTGGACGATGACGGCGACAAAGAGCCTGAAATGGACATGGAACTGGATATGGGTAACATGGGCGACCAAGAAGAGTCAGTAGAAGAACATGAAGTTGTTAGAGAATATGTTGATAAAGTTGCTCAGCCTGCTAATAATTCAGAAGCTGTCACATCACCAGTTGCTCGTAAGAACGACATGGGCGGTAAAGCAGTTGATCCTACCGGTGAAGAAAACGGTGGTTCTACTCCTAAGGTCGCACCAGGTAAGTCTTACAAGAATACCGCTGGTGGCAAAGCACCTTTAGAAAGAGCACCTGCCGCTAAGACAGGTGAGTAATTAGAGTTAACTAAGGATAAACAATGACATTACTTAAAGAACATTTAACATTTGATGCGGCCCGTATGGTAACAGAAGGCTCTGACGATGGTAAAGATATGTTTATGAAAGGTATTTTCATTCAGGGTGGTGTTAAGAATGAAAATAAACGAATTTATCCTGTTTCAGAAATCTCTAATGCAGTCAGTACTGTCAATGAACAAATTAAGGGTGGTTACTCCGTTTTAGGCGAAGTTGACCATCCAGATGATTTGAAAATTAACTTAGATCGTGTTAGCCACATGATTACTGAAATGTGGATGGACGGACCTAATGGTTTTGGTAAATTAAAATTATTACCAACCCCAATGGGACAATTAGTAAAAACTATGTTAGAATCGGGCGTCAAACTTGGTGTAAGTTCTAGAGGCAGTGGTCAGGTCTCAGAATCATCAGGAGACGTTAGCGGTTTTGAAATTGTAACAGTAGATGTAGTTGCACAACCAAGTGCTCCTAACGCATATCCAACAACTGTGTATGAAGGGTTGATGAATATGAGGGGCGGACACAAGGTTCTCGAAATGGCAGCTGATGCCGGTGCAAATCAAAAAGTACAGAAGTACTTAAAAGAGCAAGTAACACGCTTAATTAAGAACTTAAAAATTTAGGAGATCCGTATGTTAGAAGCAATCAAACCATTGCTAGATAGCGGAATTATTAACGAAGAAACAGAGATAGCAATTAATGAGGCGTGGGAAGCAAAACTTTCTGAAGCTAAAGAAATTGTTCGTTCTGAACTCCGTGAAGAGTTTTCGCAACGCTATGAACATGACAAATCCGTCATGGTTGAGGCTTTAGACAAAATGGTCAACGAGTCTTTATCTAAAGAACTTCAGGAATTCGCTGAAGACAAGAAGAGATTAGCAGAAGATAGAGTTAAGTACAACACAAAGATGTCTGAAACAGCAGATAAGTTTAAAGGCTTCTTAGTTGGTAAACTAACCGATGAACTCAAAGAGTTACGTGAAGACCGCAAGACAATGGCTGGTACAATGGCCAAAGTTGAGCAGTTCGTTATTCGTCAACTTGCTGAGGAACTTAAAGAATTCGAACAGGACAAGAAAGCCATTGTGGAAACAAAGGTCAGACTTGTTACTCGAGCGAAGGAAAAGTTAGATGAACTTAAGACTAAATTCGTTGCTAGATCTTCCGCATTAGTTAAAGAAACAGTTGCTACAAATCTAGAGTCTGAGTTAACTCAACTCAAAGAAGACATCCAAACAGCTCGTGAGAATATGTTTGGGCGTAGATTGTTTGAAGCATTTGCAGGCGAATTTGCTGGTACTCACTTAAATGAGAATCAGGAGATTAAAAAACTTATGAGCATTATTGCTCAGAAGGATGTGAAACTTGCAGAAGCTACACAATCACAAGAGGAAGCTAAGAAATTAGTTGAATCTACAAAGAGCGAAATTAAAGTCATTAAGGAATCTAGTGAGAGAAAAGAAACACTCAATGGATTACTTAGTACATTAAACAAAGAGAAAGCCACGGTAATGCGTGACTTGCTCGAATCAGTGCAGACCGATAAACTTGGATCTGCATTTGACAAGTATTTGCCAGCAGTACTTAATAATTCCAAGATCGAACACGCCGCAAAGCACGTTCTTTCAGAGAACAAAAAAGTAGTAACTGGTGATAAAATCACTGCAAAAGACGTTGTTAAGGAAGATGGCACTAATATCATCCAACTAAAGCGTTTAGCAGGGCTATAAATTAATAAATTATTATTAGGAGAAAACTGAAATGTCAGATAATTTACTAGAAGGCCGTTGGGGTGAGACCAAAGAAGCTCTGTTAGAAGGTTTACAAGGTTCCCGCCGTACAACAATGTCTTCCATATTGGAAAACACAAGAAAGCACTTAGCAGAATCCGCCACTGGCGGTGCAACAACTAGTGGTAACGTTGCAACTCTTAACCGAGTTATTCTTCCCGTAATTAGACGAGTTATGCCAACTGTTATTGCCAACGAAATTGTTGGAGTACAGCCAATGACTGGTCCAGTTGCACAGATTCACACATTACGTGTGCGTTACGCTGAAACAGCAACATCTACAGCAAGTGCACCGTTTAATACAAACACAACATCAGGTGACGAAGCACTTTCACCATTCAAAATTGCCACAGCATACTCTGGTTCAACATCAACTGGTCGTGCAGACAGCACAGCATCATTTGAAGGTTCACCAGGACGTAAGATCAACGTTCAGATCTTAAAGCAAGTTGTTGAAGCTAAAACACGTAAGCTATCAGCTCGTTGGACATTTGAAGCCGCACAAGACGCACAGTCAATGCACGGTTTAGATGTTGAAGCAGAGATTATGGCTGCATTAGCTCAAGAGATCACTGTTGAAATTGACCAGGAAGTACTTGGTTCTTTACGTAGCCTTGCGGCAACTGAAGAAACATACAACCAGGCAGCAGTATCTGGTACAGCTACTTACGTTGGTGACGAGCATGCCGCATTGGCAGTTCTTATCAACAGAACAGCAAACAAGATTGCACAAAGAACAAGACGTGGTGCAGGTAACTGGGCAGTTGTTTCCCCAGCCGCACTAACAGTTTTACAGAGTGCAACAACATCAGCTTTCGCACGGACAACTGAAGGCACATTTGAAGCACCTACAAACACTAAGTTTGTTGGTACACTAAATGGCGCAATGAAAGTTTATGTTGATAGCTATGCAAGTGACTCAACCGCAGTTCTAGTTGGTTATAAGGGTTCAAGCGAGGCAGATGCCGCGGCTTTCTATTGCCCATATATTCCATTAATGAGCAGTGGAGTTGTACTCGATCCACAAACATTCGAACCAGTCGTGTCGTTCATGACTCGTTACGGATACGTGGAACTAACTAACACTGCATCATCTTTCGGTAATGCGGCTGACTATTTAGGCGAGATCGCAGTTCAAAACTTAACATTCTCGTAAGTCGATTATCTGATAATCAACTTATAAGTTACAAGTTTAAGGAAGAGTCTTTTAGGCTCTTCCTTTTTTTGTGGTTGTCCAAAATAACTTGACATATTATTCTTTTGTGTGTATAATCACGTAAATACTACACATTTAGGAGAGAATTGTTATGGCAAAAAGAAAATTTAGAATTGAAGGTGGTCACCGCGGAGGTGAATTAACTATTGGCACAGTCACTAAAGAGTTTGTAGAATTCTTTCTTAATAATGACCAGACGGAAAACGATCTTATAACACATTTGCAAAGTTACGAGTTTGAAGACCCATCTATGCGGATTGAAGGCGCTCCTCATCCGACTGCTAATAAAGATTACCAACCAGCCTGGAATGATATTGATGACATCGAGCATCTTAATAACGCATGGATAGATGGTGGATTTACGGTAACTGAAGTAAAATACTCTAGTGATGATGACTCATTCGAAGAGAGTATTGGCGAAACCGTTGTGTTCGAACCTCATCAATTGTATAGCAGAGAAGCATATCACCGCAGTGAGATGTATGAGGTAACCGACCATTTATCACAAGCAGACATTGATGAGCATGTAAAACCAGTATTAGTATACCACAGCGATGAGAAAGGTGGCTTTGCCGCATATTATGTTGAAACAGACGGCGAAGACTTTGACCCTGTTAAATTTTGTTATAGTGCAACTGAAACAAATATCGGTGATATGTTAGAATGTGGATATTACGATAGAGTGCAAATCGAACCAGATTATAGTTGTAACGAGACCGATAACAAAGGCTTTTATGTCTCTGTTGGTTATCTCAATCTGAAATGGCATGACTTTCGTGAACTATATGTTGAAGGTGGACCTAGGATGGTGGAGAGCTGGGACAATTATGACGAGATGCTAGAATATTAAGAAGACCAGAGAAAGATAGAGAATGCGACTACCGTTCAACTCAATATATCCGCAAATGAAATCGTAGGAGAAGTTGGTACGATTGATAATCCAGGTGAGGTTGATTCTAATATAGAACCAATCAGTGAACCTCCTGTCGTTAACGATGAAGAAGCAGAACCGTACAAGGATTTCAATCAAAGCACAGGTGAGGACGGAGAAGAAATAGTATAACATTATGCGTGTGCGAGTCAAACCCGAAGAATGCAATTTAGAAACAACTAACCTAACTATTATCTGGTTTCACAATTATTCAGGTGGCAAATTTATGGCTAACTGTTTAGGTCTATCTGACCATGGCTTTTTCGGTCACAAAGAATTGACAGAAGCACAACTCAGGGGCGAGTTTTCTCCAGACGATAAACTAAATTATCTTTTAGAGCAATTATCTGACATAAAGAAAGGCGTCTTCTGGAATGATCTTGATATTACAGATAACAAATTTTTTGGGGTGGATAAGAAAGAATACACTGATCCATGGCGCGGTATTTCATATAATTCATTTGTCAAAGACATATCATATGGAGATCATAAATTTTTTATAGCAACACATTTTAATCCAGAAGTTATCGAGATTAAAAAGATTTGGAAGAATGCAAATATTATATTGTTTATCAATCCACATGAATATGTAAAAAAACGAGCAAAGAATGACCCACAAATCAGAATCTTCTATGATCGATTAGCTGATCATGATGCAAATTTAGAAGAAATGAGATCACTTTCTAATGTTGTCTATGAATTCGATGTAAGAAAATACGAATCAGAAGAAGAAACACTCGACGCTATTAAAGAAATGTATACTATACTAGGTATCGAAGGGTATGATAGAGAAAGACTTTCGACATATTATAATCATTGGTATAATAAAATCGAAGAAATTAAATTCTAATCTCCGAGTCAACCGATATATCTAATATCTTTAGTGCCTCCCTTAATCTCTTCCTTCTTACTCTATTACAGTTAGAACATATTGATAGTATGTTTCCGAGTTGTTTATTGGATGGATTTCCGTCTTTGAAAATAACATCTAATTGAATTAGGTCTTCTGGTATAAAACCACACTCGAAGCACATGTGAGTCTTGTGTT